ATTCACTTACGAGGTGACTGTAGCCGATCTTGTGATAGAGGAAACCGAGACGGTAATCACTCAGGTGTTTGCTGAAACTGCTTTAATTATGCAAGACGTAATCGCAGCCTTTAGCCTCAATGTAAACTCCGTCGCAGTAAACTTAGGGTTAGTTCCTGATGCGTATGGATTTACGCTACCCATTTTCAACGATGCATTTTCTGCTAAGTTTGATAACGGTCTAGCAGGATGGAGCTGTTCTTTTGATATACGTGTACCTAACGCTTTAAACCTATGCGATGCCCTCTATACAACTTAACGTCTCTTGGGCAGGGGTAGAGTCCCCTTTAAAATTTAAGTTCCTCTCAGACGCTCTAAATAACTTCGGAAAGGAAGTCGTTAAAGTAGGTCGTAGTAACTTAGCTAAACAAAAGAAAAACACTACAGGAAATCTATCCAAGTCTCTGACCTATACAATTGGAGACAATAGCATGGATATTGCGTATATAGAATTTGAAGCTCCAAACGCCTCGTACTGGAAGTTTGTAAACTGGGGAGTGAAAGGACTTATAAGTTCAGCTAAAGCACCAAAGTCTCCCTTTCAATTTGGGTCAGGTAAGACAGAAACCAAAGGCACACTTAGAGGTGCGATAGATAGGTGGGTTATCCAAAAGCCTGTTGGACCTATACGTGATGAAAAAGGAAGGTTCACTAAGAGGAAGGAAATGGTGAGAGCGATAAGCCGTTCTATTTACTTAAATGGTATAGCACCTTCTTACTTTTACTCGTCAGCTTTTGACCGAGTATGGAAGAGAAGTAGAGGGAAAATAGAAGATGCCCTAGGAGAAGACTACGCAGTTTTTACAGAGGGAAAGATGCCTCCCGAAATAATGGTAAATATACAAATATAAAAAATGTCATATACTATAACACAAACACCTGCTCCACTAGCAGGAGCAAAAGACCCAGTATTTGTAGTGGTAAAAGACACCGTAAATACAGCCGAGGAAAGGTATAGATATGTATGTCAGATTAAAATAGACGGATCGGTGATAGGTACGTTTAAGCAACTCCCCAATAACGCAAATTGTGGAGCGTTTTCTTTAAATGATATTTTCATGTCTTACGTAGAGCAAGAGGAAAACCCTTGGAGACTAGGAAAGTATTTAACGAATAACGACTACGACACTACCGAGCTTTTTTCTACTAACGCAAAAGCAATCCAAACCTTTGATTTAGATTTTGGGTATGAATATTCGGTCCAACCTGGAGATGCCCCAACCCTATTTCTAAACCAAGCAACCGACTCTATAAAAATAACCAACGCTACGTATAGACAATTTGCTTTAAGTACCGCGTCCAACTTTGTAGGTAACTATGCTATTAATGACCGCTTCGGAAAATTCCTCTCAGACGTACCTCTTACAAATGGAGTCTACCAACAATGGGTTGGTGATAATCAATTTGGAGCTTTAGCCTTTTTAAACGGAGACGACGTAGGGAGTGACGGAACTAACTTTATCCTTGTTCTATACTATGACTCAACAGACGCATTAATAGGGGCAGGGCAAATCGCAAATAGTGTAGCTAATGGAGGCGAACCTCCTGCTGTTTCTTTGATTGACAGCGAAAGCCTTTTATATTTCGGTTGCTTCCCTGCAAACTTAGAAGCTCAAACTATTGACGCTAATGCTAGACCTTCGGCTTATCCTACACACACATACTACGACATTTGGTTTTCTGCAACTGGAGCTGCCCTTGCTACTTCAGCAACATATAGATTTAACAGAGCCGATTGTGAGAGGTTTACGCCTCACTACACTCTAGCATGGTGGAATAGTGTGGGGGGTGTAGACCAACTGATTTTCTCAGGACTGAATAAAGTCACTCAAAGTATCAAAAGGACCACGTATAGAACGAGGGGAGGCAACGCCTACGACGCTGACGGAACAACAAACCCCTACATAGACCAAAGTTACGAAGGAGGTCAAGTTTCATTGAAGCCTCTAACTACGACGATATTAGAACTTACTACGATTGAGCAATCACCTGAACACCTGCAACCTCTTATCTCATCTCTGATGACCTCCGAAAGGGTGTATGCCTATGGAACAGAGTTTGGAAACATATCGTCCACTAACCCTGGATATGTAAGAGTAGTCGTAAAAGATAACACTCTTACTGAGAAGGTAGGAAGACACGATGGATATGTGAGCTATTCAGTTAAAGTAGAAGTAAGCCGATACATACCATGATTGAGATAGTAGCAAAAGCGCAACAAGGAACAGAACGCACTTCCCTAGATGTCCAGGAGACACCTGTAGAGTTTAACTATAAGATTGACGACTTAGCGGATATTAGCGCAAAGCGTAGTCCCCACTCTCTGCGTTTTAGTATGCCCCGATCAAGAGTAAACGACAAGTTCTTTGCTCACTTCTATAACGTAAACCTAACTTCAGGAACTTTCTCTCCACAAGTTAAAACCGACGTAGAGGTTTTCGATGGGGGTGTAGTTATACTCCATGGTATCTTACAGCTCCACTCCGTAGACGAAGCAAATTACGAGGTAAGTGTATTAGGAGAAATTGCAGACTTTTTTGAAAAGATAAGAGACCTCTCCTTCCAAGACTTATTCATAAATCCAAACGACGGAACGCTAGATACTGACTTAGACCACACACTATCGTCAGCAAATATAAAATCAAGTTGGAGCATACTGAACGATATTACTACAGGGCAAGTTGGAGATGGGGTAATAGTGTACCCACTTTCAGACACCGCTTTGCCTTTGGGAGAAAATAACGACAAAGGATTCTTTAGAGACGGACAGTTTGGTATGGGCGTAGGTAACTCAGAAATACTCCCCACAACACAAAAACCCTCTATACAAATAAAATGGTTATTTGGAAGGATAGCTAAGTACGCAGGTTTTTCTATCTCCTCTAACTTTTTCAATACCGATCACTTTGAAAAGATATATATGACTCTTGCGACCGAACAAAGTGAGATTGTTCTTAGAGATACATACGGACTTCGTGTAGGATTAAATAATAATATAAGTTTTAATTTTTTACCTGTGTCCCCTCCCATGAGTAATATAGGTACGTCGTTACTCAAGGAGACAGGTCTATACTACGACCCCGATGCACTATTTACTGGTGGGGCGTTCATAGCTCCCTTTACAGGTACATACGTTTTCAAAATCTCTTATAAATGGATTTGTACTCCACCACCCACAGGTACTTCCTATACTGTGAAATCTGTAATAACTGGTCCAGGTGGAATATACGGAAGTTTCCCCGAAGTCTATGGTCCTCAAGTTTATTACGCATATTCTTCAGCTTTCGACCACTATACTACGACCTCACAGGTAACTTGTTCTCAAGGTGACGCATTGCAATTCAATGTAATATCTACAGGACAAAATGCCCCATTAGAATTTCAAAAGGACGACTGGGGTTCTCCTGGACTGGGTACATACGTAGAGCTACTTAACTACACAGCAGAGGGCGGTCTAGTAAACGTCCGAGAGAATTTCCCTTCTATGAAAGTAGGGGAGTGGGTAAAAGAAATCTCACAACGATTTAATCTAGTCTTACTAACGGAAAACGAAAACCCGACAGTATTAAATATAGAACCTTGGAACGAGTTTGTGGATGCTAACACCTCATTTGAAGACTGGTCTACTAAAGTAGACATTGATTCTATAAAAATAGAACCAACTACAGCATACCAAAAGAAACAAATTAAATTTACGGATGGGGAGGGCGAAGACTGGAAGAACTCTTGGTGGCAAGACAATGTAGGTTGGGTAAAAGGTCAAGCTATATACAACAACTCTACCCCTGACTTTGTAACGGAGGAACAGGTTATAGGTGGGAAGTTCCAACCCCTAAGACTAAGCACTATACCGAGCGATTTCTTTAACGGACCTACCGAATTAAATAACGTTTTAGTACAAAGGTTCTACAGTCAGGACATAGGGTCAGAAGGTGAGAAAACAAACGTAAGCGCAAAACCCATACTTTCATATTATCATGGAACACAACTTAACGCTTCCAATATCTCAACTATTTTTTACCTTGGGGCGCAAGGCAATCAAACTTCGTTTCAAAAATATCCCTTCTTTTCTGAGTTTAGCGATTCACCTGTAGTAGACTCTAGTTTAAGCCTTTCTTGGGGGTACGACTACCCCGACAATGTGGGTTCACCCTATATAGGAGAGGGGATTTCTTTAAACCAATGTTTTCAAACGTATTGGGCAAGGTTTATGCACACACGTTATTCTCAAGATTCTAGGATTCTAACTTGCAAGGCTTATCTCACGCCTCAAGATATTAGAGACTTAAAATGGAACTCAGAATACTTTTTAGAGAACGCATGGTGGAGGGTCTTAGAAGTAAATAACTACGCGACAGGAGGGAACGAATTATGTAATTTAAAACTCATAAAAGTAATTCAGTCAGGGAACTATAACACCACTTCTGAATGTGACGCAAGACCGCTACAATCAAACGTAAACGGAACTATATCCTTCGCCAATAATATCACTGGACTTTTGGTAACTCCGACAAGAGAGTGCTGCGAGAAGTATGGATATGTATGGAACGAAGACGATGCGGTATGTATGCTTAAACCTACAGGTGGAGGTGGAGGAAACGGGGGGGATGGTTTTGAGGATGGACTTGTGGGAGGATTTAATGGTGGTGTAGGAATAGACCCTTATTTAGCTGACTTTAGTCCTATATCTAATACTGAAGTAGTACAAGGAACAATTATAGAAAGGCTACCTTTTTCAAAAGGAAGTGGCATAACAGAGGGAGGAATTAACGGATCGGTACAGAACTTTAAGATGTACCTAACAACTACCGACGCAACCTATACCCCTGCCCTAACTCCAACAGGAGAGACAGATATGCTTATAGGTTTTAACTCAATCTATTTGATAACTGCGAATATAGTAACGGTAGAAACAGGTGGAGCTTCAGGTGTCTCAGGTAGGGCGTACTCAATGACGTACCAAGCCTCCGTTGGAAACATAGAAACCATCGCGAAAAATATAGGGACAACCACTCTAATAAATGCCCAAGGAGAAGCAGGGGCAGTAAGAGGTTTATCTATACAGCAGAAACAGACTACAGGCAACCCTCCTTTCTTCCAAGTTCTTTGCCAAGGAGAAGTAGGAAAAGATGTAGCATGGATTTTAGATGTAAACATGGTTCAGATAAGGATGCCTTTTGTAGCTGCGCCTCTACCTACAAACGATGCTTACTGGAATCTCACTCCCGACGAACTTATATATTTAAACATTGCTTCAGGCGATACATTAACTTGGAACTTAGCATAATGGACCATTGGATGAACTCAGTAGGGTATGGTATTCCTGCCTCGATAAGACTTACAAACCACCATATATATAAAGGTAGAGCTTTGTACACACAATGGTATGGAGGATTTTCGACAGGTACTACACTAGGTAAAAAGTTAAAACTAATTTGGAATAATGGCAAAAGATACTAGGCTAAATATAGTAGTAGATAACGCTCAAGCTATACCTGCTATAGACGATACTGGTAAAGCAGTAGAGAACTTACGAGAGAGAAGTAGCGGAGCATCAAAAGGAACGAAGAAAGATTGGGGTGGTATAGCTGACCTTTTCTCGTCAGTTTTGCCTAGGAGTTTATCTAAGTCACTTCGATCTTTTAAGTCTACAGGTAGACAGGTAGGTAGACTTTCTAGGTCTTTTAAAGGACTTAAAGGTGCAATAGCCTCTACAGGTATAGGTCTTTTAGTAATTGCTTTAGGAGAACTTGTAGCTAACTGGGAAGCAGTATCGTATGCTATAGGTCTTACAAATAAAGAACAAGAGGAAAATACAAAACGTAATGAAGAAATAGAAACAAGTCAAAAGGCTCTCAATAGAGAGATGATAGCTTATATAGATTTGATAAGTAAGTCAGCTACTTCAGACGAGGAAAGAGCTATAGCAATCGCAACCGTTAATCAACAACTAGGAAACGCAATAGACTTAGAGGCAGATAGAGCAACTCAAACTGCCCAAGCTCAAGCCTTACTAGACCAAAATATTATTTTATTAGCAAAGCAAAAAACTGAAGACGATGCCCTGAATAAAGCTAAAGAAAGAACTATAGAGCTAAATGAGGAACTAGAAAACTACGGTGCAACGATAGAAAAAGGAACAGCACAAAAGACCATAGAAATAAAAGAAGCTATAGCTGTTCTCGACGCAGCAGCCTTTAAAGCTACTCAAGATAGAGTTAAGGAGGAAGGAGAGCTGAACAAAATTATTGATAAAACAAGGAAAACGATAGAGGAAAGAGCAGGCGCAGAAAGAACCGCAGCACAAGACCAAGCCGATGCAGAAAGGAAAGCAGAAGCAGCAAGAGCTAAACGTAAAGCTCTAAGAGAAAGCAATGCAGCGTTTTTAGTACAATTAGAAAAAGACTTAAACGAGCAGATTCTACTCGCAGGGATAGAGGGGGAGCAAGCGAGAGCTGAGAAGGTTTTAGAGTTACGACACCTAGAAGGGTTAGAAAAAGCAAGGATAGCAGGGGCAACCGATGAGCAACTACTCTTAATTGAGGCAGGTTACCAATTAGACTTAGCTGCTCTACAAGCACGTTTTAAAGACGACGAACCCGATCCTCAAGATATTATCGACGACAGAGAGGCTTTGAGAGAGGAAATGCGTAGAGCAGATTTAAACGAGAACGAGAAGGACGTACAACAAGCTCAAGACCTTTTCGATGAGAGGATGGAACTTGCTCATGGAGACGCAATCCTAGAACAAGATGCGTGGGATTTAAACAAGAGTGAGCTAGATGCGATAACTGTAAAGTGGAGGGATAAGAAAGCAGCCGACGACCAAGCTGCTAAAGACAAAGAAATAGCTGACGACTCAGAAATTTTAAACCTAAAAATTCAAGGCTTTGTTAAATTAGCAAATGCCACTAAAGGAATCTTTAGTACCCTTGAGGGTATGGCTGAAGAAGACTCTAAGAAGCAAAAGGCACTAGCAATCACAGGCATACTTCTAAACCAAGCTACAGCAGTAGCAAACTCTATTGCAGGAGCAACTAAAGCAGGCAACGCAACGGGAGCAGCAGCTCCCTACACTACTCCTGTATTTATACTTCAAATGGTAGGTCATGCGCTTGCTTCTTTTGCAGGTATTAAAAAGATACTTAACCAAGCCGACGCAGCTTCAGGAGGTATGGGCGGTGATGATGGAGGGGGTGGAAGCGGAGGAAACCCTACCGTTCCTTTAATACCTTTAGCTCGATTAGATAGTCCTGACACGAATAACCAAGCGTATGTAGTCCAGTCTCAACTAGAGGGTCAGAACCTAAATGCGAGACAGTTAGAGATGCAGACGGTTTTGTAAACGACCTTATATAGATTAATATAAAACAACTTAAAGATGGTAACAACTTATATTTTTGTAGAACGAGCAGGTGAATCTGAAATTATTGAAGCAATGCTTGACGAAGGGTATTCTGAGAATGATTTAGACTATATTATTTTTCACTCAGAAGAAGTTTCAGGAGGGACTGAATTACATTGTGAATTTGACACTACACGAAACGCTCAGGCTTTTGTATTCGAGCTAGAGGGAGCAGGGTTTGATGTCCAAATAAAATAAAACAACTTAAAGATGAGAGACTATTACGACAACAACCTGGACGACTGGATAGATTTCGTAGAGGAAATTGTAGAAGATTTTGACGGAGCTAGTTCTATAGATTTAGATGCAAGAGCAAGGATTGTTTCCTTCTATAAAGGCGATGAGAAAAACCCACCTCATTATAATATCGTAGTAGATGGATTGGATAGTGACACCGCAGCCGAACTAATAGGTGATATATATAGAGATTGGGGTATGTACGTTGACCAAAGCGGTGACGAGATTTACGTAGAACCCTTCGCATAAAACAACTTAAAGATGGAATACGAAGCAAATACAATATATCAACTACTATACGATGAGCTTGACGTTTTCGTAGGTAGGGATTCCGATTTTTTAATCTACATACATAACGACGCTACAGTAATAGCAGCGTCATTAATTCCTATGTCAGACCAAGACGTAGACGGATTAATAAGTGCTTGTGAAAGTATTGCAAGAGACTTTCCTTATTGGGATTTGGAAATTAGCTTTGACGAAAAAAACCTTATAGATATACGATTCCGTTAAAACAATATAACATGGCTAACAGAAAACTAGTAGAACTACTTATAGAGGAAGACCAAGACGCTTTTGGGGTCGAGGCTATTTCGCTTGTAAAGTTTCCTGCAATAGAGGAAAATTGGATCGCTTTCTCTAAAGATAAAAAGTCTAGGGTATTAAGTCTCGCGTCAATAGACGAGGATAAGCGCACCCTAATAGGCGCAGCTCTAATTCCTGACAAGAACATACCACGCTACGACGAGTTAAGTGACGAAGAGTACGATGTATTCTTCTCTCAAGATACCGTCAAACTAGCTTCAGAGTTATTCCTAAAGACTAACCGCACCAATGAGCATACACTAGAACACCAAGAAAAGGTAGACGGTGTTAGCGTAGTAGAGTCGTGGATTGTTTCTGACCCTGAAATGGATAAGGCAAAACACTTTGGGATGGAGATGCCAGTAGGTACATGGATGGTCCGAGTACACGTAGGAAACGACGAGATGTGGGAAGCAGTAAAGGAGGGTTCTATTCGTGGGTTCTCAATAGAAGGATATTTTGTGGACTCTGTTCAAGAGATGTCTACTAAAGTTGAGAAGGGATCGGTGAAGAAAACACTAAGCCGAATGTGGAACTTCCTCAAGCGCAAATTCTACGTAGAGATTCAGTTAGACAATGGAACTATCCTAGCAACCGAAGACGACGCTCTCACTCCTGGTTCTAAGGTTTTCACTTTAGACGACGAGGGTATGCCTATTGAACTTAACAATGGAAAGTTTAAAACTGGAGGCGGTATAGAGCTAGAGGTTTTTGATGGTGTCCTTATAGAGTATGATGGTGAGGTAAAAGCTATAGAGGATGAGGTAGAAGAAATGGAAAAGGTAGAGCTAGACGAGATGAAAGTTAAGTATTACAAAGCCTTATTAAAGGGGAGAATGAAGGATTATTTGGGTAATTCAACTAAATTGTCTATATTAAGAAAAACAAATTAAAATGATAGTAGGAGAATTAGTATATTATAGCGAAGCGGATTCAGAATATAGCGATGAGTCTCAAGAAGTTTATGCAATGTGGTTAGGAAATGGTGTAGACCATTTTGAGCTTATTGCTCCTGGACTTGTGACAGAGATTGAGTTCAGTAGTTATGTGACTAACAACGAGGCTTATGAAATTATGGATGCAATAGTCTCTGAGCTACAAAGGGTTGGAGTTAATGTAGACGATTGGTACGTAAAATAAAAAGAAATTAAAATGAAACTAGATAAAATATATATCTTTATGGAGCCTTACGATTACAACTATCGTGGGCAAGGCTTTTACATATACCCTTTTTCTTTTAACTCTTGGGACGCTTTCCAAGACGGTCTAAAAGAATCTTACGAGAACTATCCACCTGAAGTAGAGGAATGGGAGTTTGTAGACTCAGACGGTATTAATGACTATTGTATGGACCAGTACGGTATGTCGGAAGACAACTGGGATAACTTACAAGAGTTAGGAGAGTTTGGAGAAGAAATCGGTTTAGACCTTTACGACATATTAAAAGTTGCTAGTGATATGGGTGGTGCTTCTAAAGACTATTTAGAAGAGGCTTACTCAGGAGAGTTTGATTCCTTGCTTGAATATGCGTATGACTATATAGACAGCGTTTATGGAAACGACATACCGAAAGAACTAGCTGAAAACTATTTTGATTGGGACGGACTAGGTTTAGCTATAGTAGCAAATGGAGACCTATGGGCATTGACTATGGAAGATTGGGAGGACCGTTACGAAACTGAAGCAGAAGCTCAGAGATACCACGACGAGATTAGAGATATGTCTTACGAGAAAATTGCTGAGTGGTATGTTTACGATATGGTTGGAGATTTAGAGTCAGCTTTAGGCAATAAGGTAAAAGACTATTTTAACTACAAATCTTTTGCTAGAGACTTAGGCTATGACTATAGTTTAATTAAAGACAGAGTTTGGAGAAACCACTAATAAAAAGAATATGAATTTAATAGGAACAATAAATGTAGCTTTATTCGGAGGAATGGGGTTTAATATAAATGAGATAAAAGACATTATGTCTGACATAAGCCGAGGTTGGGCAAACTACGATTATCAAATTATTGACCAAGATGATTTTGCAGATATTGAAATCTATGGTATTGGTAATGAAGATATTTTATACGATGTCTTAGACCAACTAGAAAGCGAAGGTGTAGACGGATTTATCCACTAATAAGAAGAATATGAAAGAAGATATTATTAGAGCGTTAGAAAACGCAGGTTACTATTACATAGGTAGCGAAGGAGGTAGTTTTATTATTCATATAGAACGAGATGCCTCTTTATCTTTTTTTGAAGACGATTTAGATGACGTATATGACATTGCTTCTATGTATGGAGCTGTTCGTGTAGGCTATCCAGAAGAGAATGTAGCCGACTCCTATGGAGTATATAGAGAGCAAATAGCAGAAATAGAAGTATTGTAATGAGCTTAATAAGAAGAATATGGGACGTATGGACTAACTCAGCTCAACAGGAGCTAATGGTTATGCTAGAAGAGTTTGCGCTCGACTACTCTTACGACAGTAAGTTCTTAGCTAGAATAGGTCTAATTGAAGACGCTATTTTGGACGAGGACTACGAGAGGGTACGTTTACTATTTGAGCGATCCGCACCTTCCTCTATAAGAAATTTAGACAGGAGTTTATTTATAGAAATTATTGACGAAGCCGAATACGGTTATTAAAAAAAGAAAGAATATGAATTTTTTAGGAGATTTTAAAGTGCTAAACGCACACGTTAGAGATATTGAAGATTTACTTGATTGGCACACCCAAACTTGGGGTAGAGGCGTAGATATAAGAGGTAACACTTGGGACGCTTTTCAAGATGGTTCTGACGTATTAATAGAAGTTTACGGAAACGACACAAGTCTAGTTCAAACGCTTTACGGTTGGATTGAAGACGAAGGATTTGACTTATCTTAACTAATAAAAAGAATATGAGATTTTTAGAAGAAGTAGAAAGCGCATTGCGCGATTACGTGGAGTTTGTAGATATGCATATTTACAGCGATTCGACAGCAGATTGTATGATAGCTGATAGCACAGTACGACTTGACGATGTTTTAGATAACATACAAGATGAGTTTCCAGAAATTGAAATTGTAGTTAAGGATAGTGGTTTAGGAAGCAACAATATGTACTTTGTTGATTTCCAAATTTACTACGACCCACAAGGTATACTTAGATAACACCCTTAATAAAAAGAATATGAGAGATTATTACGACAACAACTTAGACGACTGGATAGACTTTGTAGAAGAAATTGTAGAAGATTTTCAAGGAGGAAGTCCTATAGATTTAGACGCAAGAGCAAGGATTGTTTCCTTTTATAAGGGGGACGAAAAGAACCCGCCTAATTTTAATATCGTAG